AGTTGCCTGAAAACGCCAGTCGATAGGCGGCGTCCAAGTCTCGCGGGTCTTTGAGGTTCCATTTGTGAGTCGATGCCGTGCCGCCGATGAACGGGTAAATCGCGCGCATTTTTGACCAGACGCCCGCAGACTTGAGACCTACAACGAGCGATTGGATAGCAGATATTTGCGTTGCGTCAGTGATTCCTGCGGCGGAAATGAATGCGGCAGCGTCGGGTTCCGGCCACAAAAGAGAAGCCCTCGCCCATGTGTTCGTTGCTGTTGCGATGTAGAAAAACGAGCCGTCATACGCGATACTCCCCGCCGTCCCTGTCGCAGTCGCTGACGCTGGCACGCTTGACCAAGAGAGGCCAGAGCCGCCACCACCAACCGGACCCACTTCAGAGTAGACGCTGCCGTTCCATTGATAGACGCGGCCGGACGCGATGCTCAGGTATAAGGCTGTAGTGGCCCCGGTGCCCGGGAAGTTGGCCGTGGTGGCATAGGTGAATAGCTCAGTGCCACCGCCGCCTCCGGTAGCCAGCTGCGTGACGACCCCCGAGCCGTTGCGATAGAACAGCTTGCCGTCTGCCTCATTGATGGCGATCTGCCCAGAGACGAGCGAAGACGGCACCGCAGAGGCCGTCGTTGATCGGAGGATCCGAACGGTAGCCAACTAGAACGTGCCTCCATCGATGTCCGATGCGGGCGCGAGGTAATCAGTTCCAGCAGACGCTACGGAATACGCGGAGCCATTTCCTTTGAGAAGTCCGTTAACGGCTGCGGTCAGGCCCGTGCCGCCATAGCCAACGGCTACCGCGGTGCCCTGCCAGACACCCGTGGAAAGCGTGCCAACGCTCGTCAGGCTGGAGCTTGTGACTCCCGAGCCGAGCGTGGTGGCCGAGAGGACGGTCGATCCGTTGATCTCATACACCTTGCCAGTCAGCAGGTTGAAGTCTTGGTTGCTTGTCCAGGCGGAAGTGGCGCTGACCCAATTCAGTGTCTTGTCACTGTTCCCCTTGAGCGTAATGCCACCGCCGTCTGATGTGGCGTCTGAAGGAGAGGCGGTATCGCCAAGAACGACGTTGATGTCATCCACGCTGACCGTTGTGCTGTTGATGGTGGTCGTCGTCCCGTTGACGGTCAGATTGCCAGCGACCGTTACGTTGCCAGTGAAGGACGCACCAGCCAAGGCAGCGTAGTTCGTCAGCTGTGACGCCACTGCGGACGACACGCCAGACGACAGCGCAGAGTCCACGTAGCTGGGCGTGGCAAACGCGCCGGATCCACCGATGGCGATAACGCTAGTGGCCAACCCGCCCGCGCCGCCCGTGCCAGTCCCGTAGTAAAGAATGTTCGACTGCTCATTGAATGCCAACTCTGCGTTGGCCAGACTGCTGGGTGCCCCCGCACCTCCCCCGCTCGCCCGTCGCTTGATCCGTAATGTAGCCATTTAAAAATTCCCCCCGTCGAAAAGTTGTGTCTCCGAGTAATTGCGCCACTTGCCGCTAGACCACCGCAGCACATCACCTGTTCTGATGTCTGTCATCTCCACATCGCTAGACGACGGCAACGAGAACCGCAACGCAGACAGCAGATACGGCAAATCGTTCCACCGCGTCACACCGTCCCCGATCTTGATCGCGCCCGAGCCGAACGCTGGGTCTGTGTAGTCGTACGTGTCTGCCGATGGTTCCGTGGTAAGCGGGACATCTCGCTCATAGCCCACCTCGCCCGCAAGAAGGATCGGATTCGCTGCCGACCATTCCGCAGCCGTACCGCGTCGAAGCTGCGAGTATTTGATGTAGCTCATACGCCGCGCCCCTTGGCCCGATAGGCGTGCTTGGCAATCACTTGCTCGCGGAGGTCCGAGTTCTTTGCGGATGGGTTCAGCTTCTTGGCTTTCGCAACTTCCTCTCGCACAATCGTCTCGCTGATAAGCTTCCGCTTGGGATCGGCCACGCCCGGGTCGTAGTTCACCGTTCCGCTCACGGCCAATCGCCGCTTGTGGGCGACTTTGAGGACATCGTCATTGTTGGAAACCCACGCTTCGGGATCGCGCCAGCCTCGCTTGTCAGCCAGCCCTCCCACGTAGTGCTTGCCCGAGATGTTGATCCCGGCGCTCTTGGCTTCCGCGGCCACGTACTTGGCCTGTCGGACGGGCATGTCGTCCAGCTGCTGGTTGTTCATGCGGCCCTCCATGAACGCACGGTCAGTGCCGGACGTTCCCGGGGGTGTCTGAGTGGCGACCATTGCGGCCCACTTCTCACCGTAGGGCAGGGCACGCTTATACGCTGCGATGGCTTCTGCGCCAGCGCGCTTCACTTCAACCGGGATTTCCATTGGGCGGTCCTTCGGGGGGCGGGCCTGGGGGTGGGGGAGGTGGCGGCGGAACCATGTACCGCGACACATCGGTGTTCATCGCCTTGCCCCAGTCCTCTAAGAGCGCGTTGAACAGTTCCGGCTTACCGGCCTGCAACAGACCCTGACTGATCGGCGCGAGGATCTGCATCGCGTTGGTGATGTTCTCAATGCGAGTGGCGACGTTGGGCTTCTTCACAGACCCAGCCTCAACGCGGTACGAATACTCCCGCACAACGGAATCCGGGTCTTCGCCTTGAACGTGCATCTGCCACGCCTGCGCAGCCATGGGGCCAAGCAGAGGAGCAACGTCCTGCGGGCCAATCAACCATCTGGCGAGGAGGGCTTCCTTGCGAGCGACCAGCGACAGAGCGTCTTCCAAAATATTTGCGTAATCGTCCGGCCTGACCGAAATCTGCTCAGCCTTCACCTGCGCTTCTGCAGCTGATCTGAAGGAATTCCTGGTCATGCCATAGATGAGTTCTGTCAAACCAACGCGACGGTCGAACAGCGCGGTGACCTCAGAGATGATCTGGTACATGTCCGAGGTGACGCCCGGCATCTGGAAGACCGAGATCACATCGTTGACCGACCGGCCAATGGCTTCAGAGATCTCTACGATCTTGAACCCGCCCTCATCCTTCTCCAGGATCTTGGCCTTTAGCTCCGGGTCTGCGGACTTGGCTACACCGATCAGCACCTGCGCGCTGGTTGCAATGCGCGTGGCGAGGAACGACATTGCCCAGTTGATGAATCGAAGCTCACCGATACCGGGACGAATGATAGAGATGGGCCAGCTGTACCCCGGCTTGCCGTGCCAAGCGAGCGGCGTGAACGGCCAGCCTCCTGGTTCTGCCCAGAATGGGATGGGCCACTGAGCCGCCATGAACATCGACGGCGCAACCCCAGTCTCGTCCACTTCCTCCTGCAACATCGCTTCGGGCATGTTCAGCGGGAAATCAATTCCCTCTGCCACGGCGATATAGCAGTTGGGTCCGAACGCATCGAACTTGCCGCGGAGGTCTTTGTCGGCGTTCTTGAGCCGGTCGCCAAACCCCGTCTTGGAGTACACCTCCCAGTAGACGATGAGGTCGTTGGTCTTCCCCATCTTCTTCTTGTACTCAAAGCCGCGCTCGTTGTTGTCGCCGCGGGACGAGTAGCTTTCCATGTGCCCGCTCAGATCTTCGCGAGACAGGCCGAACTTCGCCGCCACTTCATCCACTGGCTGGACCCGTTTGCGCGCGGCCCAGCGGATGTCCTCAAACTCATCGGCATCGGGATCCCAGACGAGGTTGTCTATGGAGTCGTAGAAGCTCCCGGCCATCTTCAGCTGCGATCCCGGCGGCGAATAAAGCTCATGCCACCAGACGCCTGCACCCTTAATGAACGCTTCCTCCACCACCTTCCGCGAGTGCTTCTTCAGATCCAACTCGTTGGGCGTGTAGTTGAGGTAGTCTTCCAAGAGCCTGGAGACGAGCTTGCGCCGCTCCAGCATCATCTGCTGCTCCTGCAGTCCCTGCTGGTACATCTGCATGCCGGGGTCTGGCATCATCACCGGCTGGCCATCGGGTCCAATGATTGGCTGACCGTCCGGCCCCATGGCTGGCACTGGGGGCTGGGGCTGGATGCCAAGGAGTGCTGGCCCGATGATGGGATACTCCTTGGGGGTCACCGCGCGGTTGGGGTTCCGGTGGTGGATCACCGCGGTAAAGAGGCGCACGGCCTCCCACACACGGTTGACCTGCATGCGGAATGCAGGAGGAGTCATGCCCTTGTTGTAGCCACGCTCCCCACGGGCGTACCCATCTTTCCACATGAAATCTGGGTCGCCAGCGAAGAAGTTCATCGCCTCGTCACCGTCCTCTGTGAACGGACGCTTATGGGCGGTGGCCTGCTTAATGCACTCAAGCCAGCGGGCGACGATTGGACGAAGCGGTTTATCCATGGGCACTCCTATTAGCTAGTGTCCTTACTTGCCCCTGCGGGCTTCCAAGTCGGCTACCTTCCGCTCCAAAAGCGCCACTTTCTCGGCCAGAATCGCATTCTTCTGAGGCTTGTGTTCCCAGAAGCCGTAGTCCTTCCACGCCTGGAACTCGTTCACGCCGGGGTCGGTGACATGGTGGACCGACTGCTTCTCATTCCCGCCGTAGCCGGGGGCCAAGGCCCACAGGGTGAGGGTCCGCTGGCTCACCTTGGTGACCAAGGCCGGGATGCACTCAGCGCCCTCATGGGCACGGAAGAACACCCAGTCACCAAGCTCAGCGGTCGGCATTACGTAATCGCTCATCTTTGTCTACTCCCCATTGGCCCGAGAACAATGCAGTTGTCTTCGGACGACTGCTGCCTGCGGCGTTTATCCGCGAGGTAACGCACCCACCATGGATCGGGGCCATAGGTCTTTGGCGGTGCGTGGTATTTTGGTTCGTACGCGCAGAGGTACTCCACGCTCTGGATGGCGTGGACTTCCCCGCGGCTCTGCGGCTCGTCGGTCACGTAGACCTGTCCGTTGACGCTCGTCGTCTTTTTCCGGTAGCGGCGGATCTCGCGCATCAGATTCGGACACGCACCATCCAAGAACTTCAGCTTGGTCGAACCGTCTCCCCGGATGTGGAGCATCTGCCGGACGAGCGCCGTGCGGGCCGGGATGTCGTCGGAGCCGGGGATGAAGCCGTACCCGCTCATCTGCGACTTGATGCCGCGCTTCTTCAGTTCCTCTGAGTACAGTTCATGGGGAAGACGGCCCGAGCCTAAGTCTCTGAGCATGCCGCCGTGCATGTCGATGATGAACGTCCGGTAGTTCTGGCCATCGGCCTTCTGTGCGAACTGGTCACCGAAGATCAATGCGTTTGCCTGCCGGATGTACAGTTCGTCATAGATCAGCAGGAACTTCTCGTCGGGCGGAACGGCTCCAAAGACGCACGCCAAGACCGTGTGGCCAGGGTCAATCGCAACATACCGCGTCCAGTCTGGCGGCACCTGACCGGCAGGCAGATCCTCCCGCCGCATAACATGCACGCCCGGGTTGAAGGACGGGTACATAAGCGTCGATTCTGTGGTGAACTCGCCCTCCGCACGCATGCGAAGCTCATCCATTCCAAGGGCAGACCACCGCTCAATATTTTTGGCTTTCTCTTCTTTGTCGATATGGTCGTTATCCAAGAAGCGCAGGGTGAACTTCTTAATAATCGGGTTCTCTTTGCCCTCCTCTTCAGCCTTGTCCGCACGTTCACACAACCCCAGCAGCGCATCGTTTTTACTATGGGGCATAGCCGACCATACAAACCGGCCTTTGCGGTCGGCAAGCCGCGCCTGCATCTCCCCAACCCATCGTTCATTATTAATATCCTCATCAATGTGAACTAAGTCAGCTTGAAAGCCCTGCGGCGGTTCGCCTTCTGAGGAGAAGCAATTAATAGTCCAACCGTTAGTAAGCTCTGCCTTGTTGAGGTAGCTGGCGTTCTTCAGCACCCAACTCATCTCTTTGATCATGCGGGGCGGGATGAGGGGCGGTGCTGGTTT